TCGGGCGAGAACCTGGTCAGTGGGACGAAGTGGGGGCGGGATGACTTGATCGCCTGGGTTGAGAACAACGAGATGGCCTCGCGCATTGGTGATAGCCCCCGCGCCTTCCAACGCTACTGGGTCCCCGCGCTGCGGGGTGGCAAGCCCGCGTTCTGCAAGTCGGAGGACGGGCGACATGGGTTCACTCTTGCTGGACTTACAGAGCTTCGCGCAATTCTTGGCGCCTACAAGTTCTCCGGACAGTACCTACTGGACCCGAGTGACCCCTCGGTGGCCGAGTTCCAGCGATCCTGGCTTCGTTATTACGATCTGGGCGAGGACGGACGGCTTGTGCCAGCGGGCGTGGTTGACAAGCAGGGACGAGCACTTGCTTATGGAGTTGGACAACTTAACCGTTACGTGCTTGTGGACCCTGCCCTGTCACGAAAGCGAAAGTCTGATTACACTGGCCTGGTTGCGGTCGGCGCCGGCCCGGCTCCACTGAAGTTTGTTCTTGAAGCGTCGGCGATCAAGGCGGAGCCGCTGGAGTTGATCGAGGCGCTGATCGCGGCAAACCGCCGGTGGGCGCCCGTGGCCGTCGGGATCGAAGCCGTCGCCTTCCAAAAGCTCCTCAAGCCCTTCCTTCAGTTCGTCGCCCGAACGCGCGGCATCTACATCCCCGTCCGTGAGTTCCGGACGGACACACAAGTGTCCAAGGAGAACCGCATTCGCAGCCTCGTGCCTGAGTTCGCCCGCGGATACATCTTCCTCGGCCGTGGGATGCTGGAGTTGGAGCAGGAGATTGAGGGGTTCCCGACGGCGCGCGACCAGCATTTGCTGGATGCTCTCGCATACGGCACGCAGTTATGGATCGAGTCGGAGAGTGAGGAGGAGGTTGCCGCCGAGGCGGAGGAGGATGAGGTGGCCCTCTCGGCGCGGAACCCGCTAACGGGGTACTCATTATGATGCACGGGAAGCAGGCGAAGCGGCAGTGTAAGGAGATGCGAAGTGGGGATGGCACTTGCCACATGGCTGTGGCGAAGCCGTCGACCAACGTGACCCACGGTGGGAAGCACAAGATGACGCCGAAGGCGGTTGCGGTGAAGACGGAGCATATGATCCGCGAGGGTAAGACACCGAAGCAGGCGTATGCAACTGCGTGGTCGATGCGGCGGGCCGGCCGCCTGACGGCTGCGGGGCAATACAAGAGGAAGGGGCGTTAGCGTGCCAGCGCCGGACATTTACAAACCGATCCGCCTCGTTGAGAGCGAAGCGGCAAAGCTGAAGCGTTACCTCGCCGAGGAGGTCTCTGCGGTGGAGGAGGGTCGCTCGGCGATGGTTGAGGAGTGGAAGCAGGCCATCGAAGACTACGAGGCGCAGCCGCCGACCGGCTCGCGGGACTTCCCCTTCGAGGGGGCGGCGAACTTTGTAATTCCCACGATTGCAACGACGGTGGATGCCATCTTCGCCAGGGAGATCAACACGGTCTTCGCCCTGCGGCCGCTCTGGACCGTGCAGCCGTTGAACAGCCGGTGGCTCCGTCATGCGAAGCCGACCGAGCAATTCCTTGAATGGGCGCAGTCATCCGTCCTCCGGATGTATGATGTTGCGTGGCCATGGTATCTTGAGACGACGAAGATCGGCACGGGTTTCGTCAAGATGCCGTGGGTGGAGGACGTTCGGCATCAGCTGACGTACCTCCCCGATGGCAGCGTCGGCTTCGCGGATACGGTGTACCACCTTGGCCCGCGGCCGGACTACGTCCCGATTCAGGATATGTACCTTCCCGACGGCGATTGGGATGTGCAAGAGGCCCCGTGGATCGGGAACAAGTTCCGTCTGACGGCGAATCAGCTAAAGTCCCGCAAGAAGCCCCCATTCTCCTACGAAGGGGCGGCGGTCGACGCTATGCAAGCCGTTGATCTCAAGGACCCCATCCGTGCGCGGCGAGACCAGCTGGAGGGCTTCGCGCGGTCACGGACTTATGAAGTCTTCGAGCTGATGGAGCTATGGGTAAATTGGGACGTTAATGGCGATGGCGTGGACGAGTCCATCGTGGTGACGTGGGACCAGGCGACGGAGGCGATCTTGCGGATCATCTACGCGCCCATCGTTGATGGACATCGCCCGTATCACAAGGCGTGTTTCACGCGGCGTGAGGGCCGTGCATATGGCATTGGCGTAGCGCGTATGTTGCGCCAGCTGGCGGAAGCCATCACGACGCAGTTTCGCCAGTTCGTGGACAACGCGACGTTGGCAAACACGCGCATTTGGAAGGCCCGGCGAGGCGCGGGGATTAAGAGGGGGCAGAAACTGTATCCGGGCAAAGTGCTGTTCCTGGCGGACCCGAAGAATGATCTCATGGGCGAGCAGCTTGGAGACATATACAACTCGCAGCTGTCTGTGCTTGGCGGCCTCCGCGAGGCGGCGGAGCGAAGGACGGGCCTCAGCGACGTTCACCTCGGGATCGAATCCCCACGGGTGGTCAACCGAATGCCCGCAACGAACATGCTATCCCTACTGCAGGAGGGGAATCGCCGCTTCGACCTGACGATCCGCGATCTCCGCCACGCAACAGCGGGCGTTGGCGAAGCCGCGTTGGCGCTGTACCAGCAGTATCGCCCCGCAGGCATTGCGTACAACGTGGTCGGGCCGGACGGCGGCCTCGTCGAAGCTGCGTGGCAAATCCCCCGGGAGCGATTCAAGGGCCAGTTGTCCGTTGTGGTCACGGCGACCTCGCAGGCGAACAACCGCGAGTTGGAGAAACAGTCGCTGACGCAGCTGATGCAGCAGGCTGGCGTCTATTACACGAAGATGGTTGAACTCGCCGCGTTGATGGTCAACCCCAACGTCCCTGGCGAAGTCCGCGCGCTTGGCATAGAGATTTCGAAGGGCGCGGGGGAGCTGTTTCGCCGCTTGCTGCAAGCGTATGCGGTGCAGGATACGGACTCGTTTGTGCCGGACGTGCCCCGAATACTGGGGACGCTGGCGACGCGAGGAGGGTCAAATGGAGGAGTTGCGGGAGCCGAAGGCCGACCCGCGCCAGCAGGCGTGGCGGGACTTCCTGCAGTCCCCGGCATGGGAGGAGGTCCAGCAATGGTTGGAGGAGCAGAGGGACGCCGCCCTGGAGGGAACGGTGAACGCCCAGAGTTGGGATGAGCACCGACATCATCGGGGGGCGTTGGTAACGTGCGAAGCGGTGGTCGATTTCTTTGCTGAGCGCCTCGACGAGGCGACGCGAAAGGAGTGAAACATGGACAAGCGAAACGGCATCTTTTACGCACCAGATGAACCACCGGCTCCGGGGGGGACGCCAGCAGCTCCCGCCGCGCCAGCCGCGCCAGCTGTGCCTGCGACGCCAGCCGCCCCAAGCACGCCGGCCGCTCCTGCTGCGCCTGCGGCCCCGGTGGTTGTTGACCCCGCTGCGGAGTGGCGGGCTACGTTCGGTGACACAGTCAAGCCGGCAGACGTTCTGGCGAAGCTGCGCGAGCAGCACGTGAAGCTGCAGGCGCCAGCTGCGCCTGGCGCATCTCCAGCTCCGGCCGCGCCGGCCGCCCCAGTGGACATCAAGGAGTTGATCTTCGACGATCCGGAAAAAGCGCTGGATGCCTACTTTGACAAGCGCGTTGGCCCCGTCGTCCGCGACTTCTACGAAACTAGCGCACAGGTGACTAAGCAGCTGGTCTCCTCGCAGCGGGATGACAAGGGTAACCCGTCGATGCCGCACTTCAAGCGCTTCGAGAAGCAGATCGGGGAGTTTGTTGATCGGGTGCATCCGACGCTGCGAAACCGCCCAGAGACGTGGCAGAGCGCGTACAACTTCGTCGTCGGGCAGAACGTGGATGCGTTGGTACAGGAGAAGCTGGCTGCGCAGACGCCACCAGTGGAACAGGTGGGGGGCGGCCCCGCTGGCGAAGCGAAGAAGTTCAACTTGACGGATGAGGAGATCCACGTCGCCGAGGCGATGGGGATGACCCCAGAGGAATACGCGGCGAACAAGTAACGCGCGGTAACGCGCAGTGGAGGCGTGGTCATGGCTCGGAGTCCGAGGGAGAAGGTCAGCGAAGCCGTGCGGTCGGCGGTTGCCAGCGACGCGGTGCTGGAGGCGCTGGACGGCACTGAGGTGTTCCACAAGGAACCTGGTAAGGAATATCGGTGGTTGAACAAGGCGGAGCACAACGTCAATCGCAAGCAACTGATGCAGGGTTGGAAGGTCGTAGATGGCGAAAGCCCCGTCGAAGCTGGCATTCGCCAGCCAGATGGCACCCGCGTTAGCGGAGACGTAGTCCTGGCCGAACGGCCGATCAGTGTGGGGGACCAGCAGCGGGCGCGGATCACGTTGCGTCGCAAGCGAATGGAAGGCGAGCCGGCGCGGAATTTTCACGAAGCGGCGGAGATGGCCAACCGTGAGTCACGCGATGCTGGGTTCACCGGCGCTGGGGTCTCCACTTTCAAGACGAACGAGGGTGGGGAAGACGAGGGCGTGGTTGTGAAACCGCACCGCAAGACGTTCCCTGGGGCGGATTTCGACGAAAAGGGCGACATCGTTCAGTAACGAGAAGGGGGTGAGCGTTAGTGGCAACGATCAACTTGGTTGCAGTCGAAGCCGTGATGACGGACGATGGTGGTCCGCCGATTATGATGGAGTTCGAGGAAGGAGCGTCGGTGACGGCGGTGGCGGGGGAGCTGGCTCTGCTGAGCGGTGGCCGCGCCATCGAAGCCGGTGACAACCCGGCCATCATCCTTGGCATCTTCGCTGAGGATGGGCACAACGGCTCCGCCGGCGCGAATAAGATCAAGGTGTGGCTGGCGGACCCACGCAACATCTTCAGCGGGAACCTCGTCAGCGCGGCCGCCACGCAGGTGGCCACCGCGATCACGGATGTTGGGTTGATGCGCGGGCTCGTCCGCGACACGACCAACTCGAAGGTCCAGGTCATCAACGTGGCGACCAACGGACGCGTGGTCATCCTCCAGCACGACAAGCGGGACGTGATCGGCGACAGCGGCGGCCGCGTCCTATTCCGGTTCTTGGGCAAGTTCGCCCAGCTCGGTTCAACCTCGTAACTGGCGAAAGGGGAGGTGATTTAGAGTGCCTGCTGCAACGACTGGTAACTTTTCCGCCCTCGTCGCACCTGGTGCACGGAAGTTTTGGTCCGACGAGTTGAAGAAGGCCAAGCCGGAGTATGCAACCCTCCTGAACGTGGAAACGTCCAAGAGGAAGTATGAAGAGCATGGGAAGGTGGGCGAGCTGGGCAACGCGGTGGAGAAGCCCGAGGGGCAATCGACTACGTTTGCCACGCCGACCATCAGCGCGTTGAAGCGCTTCACGCAGGTCAGCTACGGGCTCGGCTTCCGGATCACCAGGGAGATGTATGACTTTGACCTGTACGGTCCGCTGAAGAAGATGAGCCGACAGCTGGCGGAGAGCTCTCGGGATCGCATGGAGATCGTGGGCGCGACCGTCCTCAACGATGCGTTTGCGACCACGGGAAACGTGGCACCGAACACCAGCGCGGGCTTCGTGTCTACGGAGGCGCTTTGTGCGACCTCGCATGCACTGCAGGGCGGGGGCACGGCGTCGAACCGCCCCGCGACGGACCTGGACTTCAGCTTGACGGCGCTGCAGGCGGCCTGTGACAGCCTCGAAGGGGTTGTGAATGAGGTGTCCATGCCGCGGCCGGTCAAGCCGGTCCTCGTCGTTGGGGACTACCGATACAAGTGGGCGTTCCGCGAGGTCCTAGGGTCGCCAAACAAGCCATACACGGCGGGGAATGAGATCAACCCCCTCGTGGATGAGGACCTTCGCTGGTTTCTGTCGCACCGCTTCACCGACACGGACCAGTGGTTCGTGCTCGGGCGCAAAGAGAACCTGGGGCTCTGGTACTTCATCAGCAAAGCCCCCACCTTCGACCCCGGTGACGATTACGACACCGGCGATGCGAAGTTCAAGACGTACTTCCGCTGCGTCGTCGGTTACGACGAGTGGCGCGGCGTGTACGGCAGTTCGGGAGGGTAAGACATGGCAAAGAGCACACGGCCTCTCCCGGGTTTTACCCGCTATGCAGCGCCGGAGGGCGAGGCGAAGCCGTCCGGCTTCATCCTCGCGGACTCGGCGGGGGATGAGTACTACCTGTGGTTTGATACCACGGGGGACCTGGTGACGGCGACTGTCGCCGTGGCGGAAGCGGCTGGGTTCAACTGGAACACCGGCGGCACCGTCGTGGGCGGGCAGAGCTAGGAGGTGATTGTTAGTGGCGAAGAAGAAGTCCAAGCCGAAGAAGGGGAAGAAGTACCCTGGGATGTGCTAGCGTTTGCGAAGCGACACGTCACTACCGCCGACAACGGAGTGACGTGAATCGCGGAGGTGGGGTGGTGAAGATATTAGTGACGGGGATTGGTGGATTGGTTGGTTCGGCATTTGCCGAGCTGGCACACATGCGCGGCCACGAGGTGATTGGGGTGGAGTCCAACGCCCGAGCGGGGTGGTTTGGCTGGTCCGCCAGCGTTGACTGGCGTGTGGCGGAGCTGCGCCGCCTCGGTGTCAAGGTAGTTTGGTCGGACTTTCAGCGTCGCCTCCATCTGGTCCACGGCATGAACGCTGTGATCCATTGTGCAGGGCAACCATCGCACGAGCTTTCCCTCAATCGGACGATTGATGACTTTGGCGTCAACGCGGTTGGGACGGTGGAGCTGCTTGAAACGGTTCGTGGGCTTGCACCGGGGGCCGTCTTCGTGTTCCTCAGCACTAATAAGGTTTATGGTGACCGAATCAATTCATTGGACTACTTCGTCGAAGATACGCGGCTACGGCCGAACCCACTTTCGTTCTCGACGGGCGTTAGCGACCGTGGCATTAGCGAGGACTTCCCGCTCGACGCTTCGCTACACACGCCGTTTGGTGTGTCGAAGTTGGCCGCCGACCTTATGGTCCAGGAGTATACGAGGTCATTTGGCCTACGGACGGTCGCGTTCCGTTGCGGTTGTATCACTGGCCACAGCGGTAGTGCAGCGAAGCTGCACGGCTTCCTCGGCTACCTTGTGAAGTGTGCCGTTTCAGGGAAGCCGTACATGGTTTATGGCCACCGTGGCCGCCAAGTCCGAGATAATCTCGCTGCGGAAGACCTCGCGTCGGCGATCCTCGCGTGGCTTGACCGCCCCGTCAGCGGGGTTTACAACATGGGTGGCGGCCCAGATAACAGCATCAGCGTTCGTGAGGCTGTGAAGTACCTACGAAAGGATAAAGGGCTTAGCTTTGCGGTGGATTGGACCGGCCCGCCGCGCCTTGGCGACCACGTTTGGTGGATCACCGACACGTCAAGGTTTGAAGCCGACTATCCTGGGTGGAGAAGGACGCGAAGCGTCCGGGAGGTTCTCGATGAAATGGTCCTCGCTGAGAAAGCTCGCAGAGATGGCGAAGATTCCACCTATAACCGTCGAGCAAGTGTTCAAGCTTCCATTCTTTGAGGATCGTGGGTGGGTTATTGTTCGTATGGATGGTGTTGGTTGGATTAAGCGGTCTCACGCCGTTATGCTGGCCACCGGATGGGTTCCCAAGCATGGGGATAACATTCATCACAAAAATGGCAATAAGCACGACGATTCACCAGAGAATCTTGAAGTGCTAAGTCGGTCGAGACACATGCTGCTTCACAGCGTTGGTCGTTCGCCAAGCTTCGAGTCAAGGATGAAAACTTCGTCAACGCTTTTTGGTCATTACGTTTCGGCGGAGACTCGTCGAAGAATAAGTGCGCGGAAGGCGGGGAAGCCATGGTCGGACGCTCGAATGGAGGCCCAGATGGAGGCCCAAAGGAGGCGCCATGCGTTGGTCGAAAGCGAACGAGGTCGTCGAACTCCTTCGGCAGGATTCCAGGCTGTGGCTGCCGGCATTGAGCCAGAGGCGGGGGTTTAGTTCGTCGAGGGTGGAGCACTTGTTGAACGGGCTGGTCGCGGAGATGCCGGTGAGCGAAACGTATTTCGAGGTTGGGGTGCTGGAGGGCCGGACGTTGGAAGCGGCGTCGGTTGGCAATGGTGGCAAGCGGCTGGTTGGCTGCGACCCATGCGAGAAGTATGGCGTGGTTCCCGAGCCGTTTGGGCCAAATGTCGTATTTTACAAAGAGCCGTGGCACGAGGTTCTGCCATGGGAAGGGAACATCGGCTTGACGTTCTACGACGGAGATCACCAAGCGGAAGCCGTCCACATGTTCATGCTCAGAGTTCGTGAGCGGCTAGCTAACGAAGCCGTTTTGGTCCTCGACGACTGGGATCGGGTCAGTGTTCGGAGTGGTGCGTTTGAAGCGGCGAAGCACCATCCCGAGTGGCGACTGCTGCGCGAGATGCCCGAGTACACCGACGGCCTCACGACCGCTCCGCACCACTTCGGATACCAGTTCGGCGTGGCCGTTTGGGGGTGGCGCCGTGAAAATTGACTACAGCGTGTGTCTTGAGCAGGAGGAGGAGTTTCGGACGCAGTTAGAGCATTGGGCCGGGTCGGACAACATGGCGCTGGTACGGGAGATCGCCAAGTGGATTCCCAAAGGGGCGACGGTGTTGGACGCGGGGGCCGGCTCGGGGGCGGCGATCCCGATTTGGCGGGAGCGGGCTGCGAATGTGGTCGCAGTTGACGCCTGTGAACGCGCGCTGCTTCATATGATGCATGTCCAGCCTGACGCGCTGGTGGTCGACGCCGATCTCCGTGAGCTAGCTTCAGCGGTCGAGCCGGCGGGTGTGGTGATTTGCAAAGCCGTGCTGAAGCACTTCAGCGAGGCGGACTGGCGCCTGGTCCTCCATCAGCTGTTCGCTGTCGCCCAGCAGCGCGTCATCTTCACCATGGGCGTCGCGCCGAAGCCGTTGGACCGCAACCCGGGCGTTCCGTATTACGACCGGGCGGAGACGATAGACGCCGTTCTTGACGCGATTCCGGAGGGGTGGGCGGTGACGGAGATGTTCGGTAGCCCGTTGGAGCCGGTCTTCGTGTGCGATCGGGCCCCGGCGGCCTCGGTGGCGCCGAAGGATGTCGCGCCGGGGCATTCGCTGTTTCCATGGCAGTTGGATTCCGCGCCGGAGCATGTGCGGGTGCGGCAGCCGGTGATGGAGTTGAAGGGGCCACGGGGGATTCGGTACGACCTGCCGAAGCGGCGACCCGCGGTCGAGATGTCGCCAGCGTTGCGGGGGGAGAGCTTTGGCATCGTGGTCATGTGCCATCGTGGGTGCTCGAATGGCCGCCTATCCGTGCTGCTGTCATCCATCCCGGAAAACTTCCAGGTGGTTGTGTCGAGTGACTCCATCGCCGTGGAGGATGCAGAGGGGGATCGGGAGGTGTGCGCCCACCATGAGGCGGGATTCTTCCATAGCCACCCATGGGGTGGCCGCTCGCACAACGCGATTCACGCTATGAGCTGCACGAATTGGCGGCTGACGTTGTACCTTTCGGACGATGTGTGGCTCTTTCCCGAGGCCCCGTTGGACGCGCTGCGGTGGTTTCGAGTCATCGAGGGTTGTGGCGTCCCACTGGCGATGCTTGCCGTTCCCGGCTGGGAGACGTATCGTGAGCACGAGCAGTGGGGCTTCGCCTCGTGGCAACAGTGTTTGGATGAACCGTGGCGGTTCGAAGCGGTGCCGCCTCATCCGAACTTCCAGCGGGGGCCGTCGTTGTATAAGAACCCGTTCGGGGCGTGTATGCTCATCAACCGGGCGGCGTACGACGGCCTTGGCGGCTTCGCGCCGGAGTACTGGGCGCATGACGACGTGTTCAACCACAAAGTGTGGTTGTCACGGCGATGGGTCAGCGCCTCCTACCCCGGTCGTGGGTACATGCACCTTGGGGCGCAGTCGTGGCACCACGGCGAAGCGGTGGAGTATGTGGGGTCATTCAAGGCGGCGACGGGAATGACGGTGGAGGAGTCGGGTCGGTTGCAGGTGGAAGCTATAGAGTCCTGGCGCCCGATACTTGGGCCGATCTTTGTAGGGCTAGGAGGTACGGATGCAGTCTAACATTGTGCCAACATTGACACAAAGTTTGCCGCCCCCGCCGAACAAGGTGCTGACGCTGGCCATACCGTCTGGCATCGGCGACATTTCGTGGCTCTACAGCAAGTTGCACTGCGCACCACCTGGCTTCGTGTTCGACCTTGAAGTCGCCGACGGCTGGCCTCACCGGAGCGTTGAGTTCTGCCAGATGCTCCCACGTGTCCGTGAGGCCAAGTATGCCGACTTCAACTACACCGACATTATGTCCTTCCAGCGGATGCACGAGCTGAACACCTTTGAAAAGGTGGCCACTTGTGGGTTTGGCCGCATCTTCCTCGCTCCAAATGAGCATCTGGAGCGTGGGAGGCGTCTGGAGGGGTGGCTGCCGGACCTCCCAACCGACTTCCACTACCCACTCTGGGTGAGTGATGCACAACATGAAACCGCTGAGAGCCTGTGTGGCGAGATCGAAGGCCGTTTTCCTAGCCGTGTTCGGGTTGGCGTTAGCGCCGCTTCGTATCGCGGCAGCGAAGCGTGGTCAACGTGGCGAACAGAGCGTTGGAACCGCTTCCTCGATCTCGTTCAGAAGGCCGCTGGGGGCGAGGCCTGCTTCGTGTTGATGGGGGGCTTTTGGGATGACTTGACATATGCGTTGTCGAAGCGCAGCGACGCTTTCGAGCTGGTTGGCAAGACGGACATTGGGACCGCCTACATGCTGCACCGCTTCCTCAACGGGTATGTTGGCTTCAGCAGCGGCCTTGGCGTGATGCGGACGCTGCTTGGGTTGCCGACGATGATGCTGTGGCCCGCACACCAGGTGGAGCTGTCGACGTCGTGGGCCCCGCCAGAGATGCTCCGCGATCACTCGTACCTTGCCGCACAGTGGATTGAGCCGTTTGAGGTGGCAGAGATGGCCGAGCCGTGGCTTCGCAAGCATGTAATGAAGGAGGTGGAGTAGGGTGGACATTACAGCAGCGTTGAAGGACCTGGAGGACCAGAAGGCCGACCTGTTGGAGCATATTTCCCGGCTGTCGAAGGTCCGGGCTGATTTGCTTCTGCCAGAGGGCGTGAAACGCCTCCAAGCCGAATCAGACAATCTTAGGCTCGTTATCGGAGGGCTGCGAGAGGAGATTGCTGCGGCTGAAGGACGCGCTGGGCAGATAGTTGCCAGAGCGGAGAGCGATGCCAGCCGCATCGTTGGTGAGGCAACGGAGGCGGCTTCTGCCGCGCGTCGGTCGGCTGAGTCGTTCGCGGCCGACATCGACCGCGTTGCGGTTGCGCGAGGAAACGCCCTAGACGAACGTGCATCCACGCTGAAAGTGAAGGAGGATGAGCTCGGTCGAAGGGTGACCACGTTTGAGGCAACCGTGAAGCACTTCGCTGCGGAGCGGAAGCACCTTGCTTCGCTGATTCGGCCATTCATCGAAGAGCTGGACCGTTAAGGAGGTTTCCATGCGCCGCATTCTGTTTGCCCTCGCCGTGCTGCTCACTCTTATTGTTCCTGTCGTTGTCGGGGCCACCGGGCCAATCCAGGGACCGCAGAAGTGCGGGATGGAGTGGATCGCGCCCACCACGAATACGGATGGGACACCGCTAACGGACCTAGCGCTGTACTACGTTTACGTGTCATCGACCGCCGGGCAATTCACCGTGGTCACAGCGACGATCCCGAGTCCGTCCACCACGCCCGCACCCAATACAGTAATCAAGTGGGATTGCCGCACGGCGGGGCTCACCGATGGGCAGAAGTGGGCCACCGTCAAGGCGGTGGACACGGCGGGGAACCCAAGTGTTAACGGCGCACCTGATCCGAGCACAGGGGGAACCGTTGCCAACGGCATCCCTTTCGAGTTCGACGCCAAGCTCCCAAGTGGTGTGACCGGCTTGAAGAACTCGCCGTAAGCAATCTGTTTACCACGCGGGCGCTGGAGGCGTTGACCGATGCCTGCCGGGCGTATGAACAAATCCTGCTGGAGGAGTAGATGCCGGCTCTAGTGTCCAGACGGCCGATCAGCCTGCAACCTGGCGAGCGGATCACGACACCCGTGCTGGACGTTGATCCGCAGACCGCGATGCTGGTCCTTCGTCTCAAGCGCCCCACGGGTGTGACTCCCCTTGCGTGGCCGGCGGGGGCGACCCTCCAGACCCGTCTGGTCCTGGTCGTGGATGGGGTGGAATACGCCGCGACGGGTCAGGTGACCGGGGGGATGCGCGCCCCACGGAATGGGCGGGATCGCGCCGAATACGTCCTCACCTTTGAGCCGCCTTGGGGATTCTTTGGCCAGGAGGGGCCTCCCAGACGGATTGGACAGACGGCACGGCAGGCTGTGCGGGCCTATTGTGAGGTCATTCCCTTGCGGGGCGCGATCACCACGGAGATGGACGCCGAGACGCTCATCCTCCCCGCTCCGGCGGTGCCGTTCCACGGCTCCGTGGCCTTCCACAATGCCTCCTCGGCAGGCGAGACGGACGGCGACGGCACCCTCAGCGTCTCCCACACGATCTCCTCCGGCACGGATCGCGCGGTCTTTGTCAGCGGCGGGCACGGCGACGATGCCTCGGCAGTCTCCTCGACCTACGCTGGCAATGCCATGACCTCGTTATGGTTTCTCGAGCGTGGGGCACCGCTTAAAAACGCCGCGTTTCGCCTCGCGGGCGATGCCAACGTGCCCACGGGGGCACAGACCGCACAGATGGTGTTCACGGCGGCGGACAGCTTCGTGCAGCATATCGGCGTGATTTCCATGACGGGCGTGGATGGAACGACCCCGGTTGGGACGCCAGCCACGGGCGGGAGTACGACGGGGAGCCCGTCAGTGACCGTCTCCTCCCCGTCCGCAGATAGTTTGGTCGTCGATACGGTGACGACAGACTATGACGGCGGATCGCGCACGGTGGGAGCGGACCAGACCGCTCGCATTACTCCAACGTCCATCTATTCGATCTATACCCTCGGATCGAGTCAGTTGGGCTCTGCAGGGGGGGCGATGACCTGGACGTTCTCCGGAGGTGCCTTTGAATATGCCATAGGGTGGGATCAGGGAGCGGTGGAGTTCAAGCCGGTGTCGGCGGGCGGGACGGTGCCCATTCCCGTAGCGATGCGTAGTTACCAGCAGCGGCGAGTGGTGGTCTAGCGTGTGGCTCAGGCAGAGTACATCAGTCGTCATTAGCTTCGGCCCGTTCCTCGATAAAACGGATGGCGTGACCCTCGAAACGGGTCTCGTCAGCGCCATTGACCATGCCACTACGGGGGCGATGTGTTCGAAGAACGGTGGCGCGTTGACGATCCGGAGTCAGGCGGTGACTGCCAGTACCTATGATGCGCGTGGCTGCTACCGCCTGACCCTCAGCACCACGGATACCAATACCCTGGGGACGCTGCGCGTAATCTTCGAGGAAGCGGCGACCTGCCTCCCGGTCTGGCAGGATTTCATGGTGGTCCCCGCGAACGTGTGGGATTCGATGTTCGGGGCGGACCTCTTGCAAGTCGATATGACGCAAATACTTGGAACAGCCGTGGCGACTCCTGCAACTGCGGGGCTGCTCGATGTCAACATCAAGCAGATTAGCACAGACGCCACTGCCGCCGATAACTGCGAACTGATGTTTGACGGGACGGGGTACGCTGGGGGTACGACGCGCCTCAAGGCGGACGTGGATACGATCAAGACGCAGGCCGTGACCGCAGCAGCGGGCGTGACCTTCCCAACTTCCATAGCGAGCCCAACGAACATCACGGCGGGCACCATCACCACCGTCACAAACCTGACCAATGCGCCGACGTCTGGGGATTTGACGGCCACGATGAAAACCAGCGTGCAAACGGCGGCAGATGCCGCGTTGGTCGCACAAAACCTCGACCACCTCGTCGGCACGGCCACTGCCATCCCCGCGATTGTCGCGGGCACCTACATTGACCAGATGATGGACGACGGCACAGCGGCCTTCGACCGGACCACTGATAGCCTCCAGGCCATTCGGGATACCGCCCCACTGGGCACGGCAATGCGGGGAACCGACAGCGCGGCCCTGGCATCGGTGTGCACCGAGGCACGGCTGGCCGAGCTGGACGCCGCCAATCTCCCAACGGATGTAGCGAACGTCAAGACCGATACGGTGGCAATCTTGGTGGATACGGGCACCACGCTGGACGCCAGAATTCCCGTGGCACTTGTGGGCGGCCGAATGGACTCAGACATCGGGGCGAAAACTGGCAACGTAGCTCTTTCAACGCAAGAGAAGGCCGACGTGAATGCCGAGGTGCTGGATGTGGTGAACGTGGATACAATCCCAGAACTGGCGCAGGCGATTCCTCCAGCGACGCCGACGATGCGTCAAGCGGTGATGCTGC